AATGGGTAAAATTCCATTCTTCAATAAGGTTATCGAAGTAGATGATGAGTATGAAAAAACTTCATCTATTAAAATCGGTGACTGCAACATCACTTATACATTTGATAAGTTAGCTAAAGTTAGTGAAGCTAGAGATTACATACCTCAGCTTTTCAATTTTAGATTATCAATGATAAAAGATAAAATCACACAAACAATGGTACGACATAACCAACCGCAATCTTTGAAAGTTATTAACACAAAGAAGGGGAGTAACAATAATGTCGTTAAATTGTACAATAAGTAACATACAATTTGATTACGCATTTCACGAAGCAATAAGAAAAGCTAGTGAAAGAGTATCAGATGAAAACCTTACTAAGTTCAGTAATGGTGTGTTCAATCAGAATGTTTTAATTTTTAAAACAATCTGTGTGCTACCAGATGATGAAATTAGTAGTGCAGTAATAAGAGAGTGGTGCAAAATTCTATTTGGAATGTCCACTACCGCAACATCAATTCTAAGAAACTTAAAAACTCTAAGTGGTTATGGTTTCCTAGATATGATTAAAAACCCACATGACAGAACTACTAAGTACAGTTACATCAAGTTAACTGCAACTGGTCGTAAATTACAAAAACTGTTTATTGGTTCTACAAGTGATTGGAAAGATAAGCCAAGAGTTCAACTTGATAGACAAGTAAGAACAGCAATGTCAGGGGGTTCTATATGATTAAATTAAAACCTGAAGTTAAAACCTACATACAAAATAGTTGTCCTAGTGGAATTACTTTACACAAGAATGACAAGTCATTGTATGTGAAGGCTAGTAAAACTGTGAATGGCAAACCTACGACTTTAACTAAAGTTATAAACTTTGGTTTAACTCAAGGAATGTCTGATGCAGAAATTAAAGAAGCATTTGAAGCAACACTTGTAAATGCTCTTGCAGTTAAAAGACAGTTTACTCAGCAGTTAAACAATCCTAACTTTACTTCGTTCCATAAACCTGAAGCTGTAGGTGTTGGTACATTAGGTAGTGTGTTCGATATGATGTTTCAATCTCAATGGGGTTTAGCATCTACCAAACAACAGTACTTAGTTAAACACTTCTTCAATGACCTAAAAGAATACTTTGGTTATGATAAGCGTATTGCATATTGGACTGAAGAAATGATTGATGACTTCAAACAATGGGTCGCTAGAAAAATTGCTGAACGTGAAAAAAATATGACTGGAACTGTCAGCAATAATTCAATTAACAAACGTCTTGGTGTTTTAAGAAGTATAAAAAAATATGCTCTTAAGAAAAGATTATTAACTAATGACCAGTTAATTAATCCTGACCCAAGAGTTAAAAATATGGGTATCGTTGATTTGCCTAGAGGTGAAACTAAACGTAAACCTGCATTTGCTGAACATGAGCAGGAACAATTCCTAGCTATAATTCAAAAGTGTGGTGATGAGTTTTGGTATGACCATTGGGCTTGGGCTTTCGATAGCGGTATGAGACACGAAGGTGAAATGGATAATTTCACAATCGACAATATCGACTTCGGTAGAAAGTCAGTAACTTTTTGGAGAAGTAAAACTAAAGGTTACTCAGTTGAGATGCCACTTACACCTAGAATGTTAGAGATAGCTAAGAGACGTATCAAAGATGCAAAAGCTAGACCTGACAGAAAAGTGTTTGCAACATCAGCAACTCAAAGACGTAGTAATTGGGATAAGTACATTCGTATGTGTAACTTCAATCAAAAGTTTACACCATACACAACTAGACATACTTTTATTACACGTCTAGCTGAGAAGAATGTAAATCCTAAAGTGACTATGGAACTTGCAGGTCATTCTGTAATTGAGACAACGCTAACTTACTATACAAAGTCTAGTTCTATTGTACTTCAAAATGCAATGTTAGCATTATGCAATGGCAGAGATGATAGTAGTACTTCTGTTCCTAAAAAAGTACCTGCTATACATTCAACAAAAGCTAAAGATGACACAATTAATGAGGATAATTCAATGATTGGTCACAACAGCAGAAGGGCGTTGAAATAAATATGAAAAGTGTTATCAATCCACAAATTAAAGTTGGGGCAATGGTGGAATTGGTAGACACGCCAGTCTTAGGAACTGGTCTCGCAAGAGGTGAAGGTTCGAGTCCTTTTTGCCCTACCAAAGAAAATGTAGATAAAAATGTCTACTCAGTCGTCTACGATAAGTCTACTTCGTCTACGATTGCAAAGATGGAAAGTGTAGTTTATAAGGAAAAACAAATAGGTGGTAGTCTTAGGAAGAACCGCACTTTTCATCTTAATAAGGAATGTTCGTTAAATTGTTTAACAACAACGCCTTTTTTTAATTACAACCTGAATACACATGTGTGTCGGTCTTGTCGACAAAGTATAGGACTACATAGTAGACACTCACATGTGTTTCGTAAATTGATGGAGATGTTCTCACTATGTCCGCAGAAACTCAAAAGACATTACTACAAACACAATTAGAAGAATTAGTTAAATATGGTGTTGGTGGTAAATTTAACAATAAAGAAAATCAGCTAGAAGTCATTACTAAAGAACTAGAGCATGAAGAAGCTATGCTTAGAGGTGGCTTGGATAGATACAATAAGGAAGTAAATGATGCCAAAGCCAAAGGTCAGGAAAGTACGACCTTGTATGGGCTAGTATTACAGCAGAAATACATATCCGCAGTATCAGAACTCATTAATGAAGATGTACGATTAATGACCTCTGGTAAGGCAGGTAATCACCAAACAGGGCTTAAATTGATATGCCAATGCCTACCAACCAAAGCCTTTGATAATGGTGTCTTTTTAGATAACCGACCAGAAATATGGGATACTTGCAGTCTAATTATCCTAAAGAATACAATTGATGGTATTTCTGATGATACCACTATTAATAAATTAGCTATTAATATTGGACTGGGGCTTATGCACGAAGCCAGAATTACCCAGTTTCAAACCCAGAATAAAGATAGCTATACCAAAACCTCTAGGAAACTAGCAGGTAAAAACATTCCACAGAACGCCAATAGGTATCAATATAAGTCTAGAGTTTGGACTTACATGATGAAGCGTAATGGTCTGAGATTTGATGATTGGACTAATATCGAAAAGCTACATTTAGGTGTGAAAATGATTTCATATTTAGAGAAGCTAGGATTGGTCAAACATCAAAATAGGAAACACAGAAAAGATAAAACTGTGACCTACATTGAAGCTACACCTAAAATCATAGAAGAAATTAGGAACTTCAATATTAAAAATGAACTGCTTTTTCCTAAGTATCTTCCAATGATTGCACCACCAAGAGATTGGTCTTCACCTTTTACTGGTGGTTACTATGGCAAAAGATTTAATAAACAAAATAAACCAGAGGAGATTGCAAATGCACTTCAACTTCATCAAGCAAACAAATAAACGATACTTAGAAGAACTTAATAATAGATGGCATGAGTTTCCTGCTGTTAGTAATGCAGTAAATATTATGCAGAGGACTGAATGGGTTATTAATAGACCTATATTTGATGTCCTAGAAAAATGTGTATTGAATGGATACCAACTGGGAAAACTTCCAGTTAATCCTGAAGATATTCCATTACCACCAAAACCATTTGATATAGCTAGTAACAAAGACGCTAAGACTAAATGGAAAAGAGAAGCATCTAGTGTTTATAAAGACAGAGCAAAATCTAAATCTAAATATATTCAGATAAGACAAATCCTTGAAGAAGCTAAAAAGTTTTTAGAAAGAGGTTTTTGGTATCCATATCAATTAGACTTTAGAGGTAGGATTTATCCTAAGTCACCAATGTTATCACCTCAGAGTGCAGACTACGCAAGAGCATTAATTAAATTTAAGTTTGGTAAACCTATGGGTTCAGACGAAGCATTTAATAATTTTGCTGTAGCAGGTGCAGGTCTATTCGGTGAAACTGATAAAGAAGAATTGTCAGTTAGAAGACAATGGGTAATTGATAATGCAGATAAAATTATTTCTACAGCTAACAATCCATTAACAGATACTTGGTGGACTGATGCAGATAAACCATTTAGTTTTCTTGCATGGTGTATGGAATACAGAGACTTTGCATTAAGTGATTTCTCACCTGACTTTATAACTACATTACCAATTCAATCAGATTGTTCTAACTCAGGTCTACAACATTACTCAGCAATGATGAGAGATGAAGTAGGTGGTAAAGCTACAAACTTAATACCTGCCAATAAACCTAATGATGTCTATGGATTAGTTGCAGAAAAAGTTATTGAAAAACTACAATCTAAAACTGACCCAATGGCTAAGAAATGGTTGGATTATGGGATAGATAGAAAGATATGTAAAAAGCCAGTTATGTGCTTACCTTACAGTCTTACTCAATATTCCTGTAGGCAATACATTCAAGACCATGTTGAAAAGGAATTAGTAGAACGTAATAGACAACATGATTTTGGTGAGGATTTATTCAGGTCTACGCATTGGTTAACTAAAGTTGTATGGGAAAGTATCAATGAAGTTATTGTTGGTGCTAAAGATATAATGAAGTTTTTAAAAGATGTAGCAAAACTTGTTGCATCAGAAAACCTACCTGTCGCTTGGACAAGTCCATTAGGTCTACCCATTATGATGTCAGCTTACAAAAAAGAAAGTAAGCGTGTTAAGACAAAGATGGGTGAT